AATAGTTTTTAAAGAAGTAAACTCTTCATTTAACTCAGCAATACCTTCGGGCATTTTAACTTCTTTTGTAAGTTCTGTAGCACTAAGCTCTGAGAGCTGACTCTTATACTGGTTATTAATATTAATTTTATTATTAATTTCCAGTATATTATCTAGTTTTTCTTGCACTAAGGCTCTTTCTGATATTAGACCTTCTGGAGCATCTGGAACTTCAAGCAACTTCTTTTTAGTTGTACTCTTTATAGGATTAGCAGCCACCCAACTATTAATAGTATCTATACTACCTCTAATTTCAGAAACTTCATTAGCTGCATCCTTATGAGCAGTTTTAAAGTTATCAAATAAAGTAAGGTACTTATCTAAGTTTAATAACTCTATAAGGAACTTCTTTCTATTAGTATCCGTAGCAGTTAAAAACTGTAAAGAACTTGTTGTACTTTGATAAACTAATTGGCTGAATGTTTTAAAATCCATCCCTACAACGTTCTGTATAGACTTAAAAGTGTTAGTAGCTGTATGAGAAGAAATATCCTCCCCATCACAAGTTAAAACTACTTTAATACTTGATTTTCTCTCTACTAAGATATTATAAGATCTGTCATCTACTTCAAAATCCAATGAAATACTGTAACCGGCCTTATCATTATTTCTGTTAACAATATCTACTTTCTTAATACCTTTAGAATTTTTATTAAAAAGTGCTTCTTCGATTAATAACGGGATAGAACTTTTTCCAGTACCATTAGTACCTACTAACTGTACTATTAGGTCTTTTTCCAAGTCTAAGCTATTGTCCATCCCGTAAGAGAAACAATTAGACCATTTTAACTTTTTAAGTATAATCATGAAACACTCCTAAAACTTCTTTAACTTTCTTTTCATTTAGTCCCATAATAAACTGTAGATATTCTGATAACTCATCTTCTAACGTCATCTCTGCTGTTAGGATAAGGGCAGAGTCATTATGTCTTTTTATTAGTTTTTTATCTAATAAGGTATTATCTTTATCTACTTTCACTAACTCACTTACGTCGCCTTCTAATTCATAGATTGTGTGATCGAATGTTGTGCGTACCATTTGATCGGGGTGGCTAACTGTCTGTCTAATTAATTGAGGTAACTTTAGTTTCATCCACGACCAATCCAACGTCTCACTATCGAACAGCAGTACTCCTGTATCTACAGGGTTTCTATGAAACGAAGTAGTAACGGGACTACCTGGGTATACGATATTCTTTTGGGAATTAGTATGTGAGTGTAAGTCTCCAGCAATAACTAAGTCCCAACGATCTAACTTCTTTAAGTCTATCTCTGGGTGCACGTGCGGAGGTATCTCCCCTCTAACGTGCGTAAATAAAGTTCTACCATCAAAGTCTTTAGGATCAAACTCTTTTAGTTTATTGTAAGGAATTATATCAATATCTTCTAACTTATAATAATCATCTATAATCTCTACTAAAGGATTGACAGCTTTAGTTACCTCTTTTAAGTTCGTTAAAAATGAGGTATTTTTCTTTAATGCCTCGTGATTTCCTGGGTATATAATAGTTTTAATACTAATATCTCTTATATACTTGAAATATAGACTTAGCTCATCTAAAGTAGGCATCCTATCAAACAGGTCCCCTCCAATAATGTGTAAGCCTACTATTTTTTCTAACTTATAGAGTTCCTTAAACATTAGGTCGTACCTATTAATTGCCCACTCTTTTGGTATATTTTTTACTCCAAGTTTTAAATGCCAATCAGCTGAGAATAGTATCTTCATATATAAATGTCTCCGTGTTTCCGCTTTTTAATTCGTTTGTATTGTATAAAAATGGTTTTAAATTATCTAACCATTCAGTTTCTAGTTCTTTTGCATCTTTACCTTTATTAAAGTGTCGCTCTAGTATTATGTCATAAGGTTGTAATTCCTCGTTAAATCTCTCCTTTACTGTCCTATTAGTAATCCCTACTTTGTAGATACCTAGAGCATAGAAGTATACTAAGTATGTAGTACCTGCAGTAGTACTCTTAAAACCAGTTTTAGCACACTTAGGGCACCCGCTACCACTAAGAATACTGCTGGGTCTTATGGCCCATTTATGCCCACAGCTGTGCTTATGTAGTATTTTAGTGTAGGAATTGATATATTCTTCTAGCGCTTCTATGTCTTCTGGTAGCTCTGTTTTATATTTTTCAGTAGTTTTTACCGCAGCGGAGCTACACTTGGGGCAGCTCCGCCCTCTATGTATACTGTTAGGCACTATTTTCCATTCGAAGCCGCAGCTATGTTTATGCAATATTTTAGTAGAGGAATTAACGTACTCCTCTAATACTTCTATATCCTTTGGTAGTCCTGCCTTATACTCTTCCATGGTCTTTATTCTACCATAAAGGCTTTTAAAGCCCTGCTCGAATGACTTACTACGCACTGCAAGTTCCGTCCTACCCATAATCTCACCTATCTCAGCATGAGTCAGCCCGATCTCTACTCCCAATTTAAGATCTTGTACATCTTGAGTTGTCCACTTATTACTCATTGGTTATTCCTTTATGCGATAAAAAAGGCCTCACCTAAAGTGAGACCTCTTAAACTTTTTTAACTTACAGTAACTCTGCTACTTCCTCTGCAACTTCCTCAGGTACATTATCAGAACCACCATTTTCTAGGATTCTAGTTTCAATGAACTCTTTCTGTTGGTCTGCAGTAGGACGACTAATAACATCATCAATACTAGGAAGCTCTTTGATAGCTTCTAGCTCTGCGTCATCTAATGGGCGAGGCTTACACTTTAATACTTGTAGTGTGTACTCAACATTAAATGGAAGTGGTCCAGTTTTTTGCTTCTTAAACGCTAAGTCCCAGCCAGTAGTAGGGTCTGTAGGATCGCCTAAATCTTCTGCTGCAACCATTACTGCTTCAAATAATTTCTTTTTAAGGTTTAATACTTTAACCTTACCATCTTCTGGGTCAATACACTGTACTGCGTATGCCCAAGAACATTTCATATCTGGGTGGTAGTGTCTTACCCAGTCTTTTTCAATGTTCGTAAATTTCTCTTGGTCTCTATCAAACCCTAAGCATTCCATAGGAACACGCTTACCGTCTGCTGTTGTTACCCAATATACATATCTAGGAAGTACGTCTCCTACCATGCGAACAACATTGTTACCTTCTTTATAAGTGTATGCATCTACTGCTGATTTCTTTGCTTTACCTGTTACATTGCCAAACTTAATTGCCATAATCTTTTTCCTCGTAATAAAATTTAATATTATCTTGCTCATCAAGTTCTAATAAAGGATTGTCCTCTATATCTTGGTGAGTTATCTCTGTGTATCTATGTGGTAAGGTTTTGACACCCTGCCACTTGTAATCTAAGTAATTTCTATAACTTGCTAATTCCATATAGGCAACCATCTGTTCTAGAGTTACTTGAAGTTTATTCTTAAATAGTTCTTTAGGATTTAGCAAAAAACTATCTCCAATTATATCTTGTCCGTAAAAGTGACTTATACTTTTCTTATTTTTAGGCATCTTAATACCATAAGTGTAGATAACCATCAATCTTATTGTATTTTTCGTCTTGCCCTTACTTAATTTAAGCACCTTTTCCCAGTCGTAAAATATCATGTTTAAATCTCTATTTTCGAATTTATATTATACCAAGATTTAACATCATTGTCAAGAGTTATTTTTAACTAGCTATAACTTTGATGTCATATCCCTGCTTAATATATACGGCCGATCTAGCTTTGGCCTGTCTTGCCGCAGTATTACCTTTTAGTTGTATATCTAACACTACGGGCTGTACTTTTCCTTCCATTTTTCTAATAACTCTACCTATTAATTGGATTAATAAAGGTTCATTATTGATTGGAGTACCCAGAATGAGGCAACTAAGCTCATTAACTGATATACCCTCACTAAAGATGCTTTGCGATCCATAGAGGATATCCGCTGTTCCATCTTTAATCTTTTGTAGTAGTGGGTCTCTTTGCTCATGCGGTAGCTCTCCTGTAATACATATTGCATTATTTCCGGTTAGGTCGGCGCACCTGTTTAAAAATTGGACTCTGTCACTTACGACCAAAACCTTATGGCCTTTGGCTGCATAGACAGACGCTAATTGCGCTATCATCTTCTGGTAGTTCTCATCATAAGCAACGGTATTAACTCTCTTAGCCCAGGGGAGTTTTGCGCTATCTGGAAACCTTGTCTCAGACTTTACTAAAACAACTCTAGGAGCTATATAGTTCTCTTTAGGAGGCTGATGTACGTCATACCCAAAGTAGTCATTGAATATAATATGTTTACCATCCTTTCTTTTAAGTGTACCACTTAATCCAATTTTATATCTTGCGTTGCTTTTGTCAATTATATTAGAAAATGTAGGTGCGCTTACGTGGTGCATTTCGTCCAAAATAAGAGTTCCAAATATATTTTGAATTTCTTTCATTTTCTTGCCAAGAGTCTGTACATTAGACACAACAATAATCGGGTCAGTATCAAACTTTCCACTTCCGATGACACCGGGTTTAATGCCTAAACACTTTTCTATCTCATCTTCCCACTGCTTTCTTAACGCTAATGTATGTACTACAACTAAAGTCTTCTGCCCTAACTTGGCGGCAATAGCTATCGCTGTAAAAGTCTTACCCCAACTTACAAAAGCGTTAACAATTGCGTTATCTTCAATTGAATTGTAAACTTGGGCTTGGCTATCCCGAAGGTCGAATTTGAAATTGGGAAAATCGACAGGCACTAAAGTCCTTTTATCAATTATTTCTGTACCTTCAGGAATTAAATCCATCCTTCCCATAGGAACTGATATTAGCTTATTACTAATCCTTCCCATATTCTTAATGATAGTAGGGGGTTCCATAGGATTATATGATGGAATAGAATACGTCAGCTC